ACCGTTTGCAGGCCCAGGCGCGTGTGTGGAAACGAGGGAAGCGAGAGAGAGTATGACCACCTGGGGCCAGCTGACAAAAGGGGTTCTCCCCCACCCTCCTTTGGCAGACTGTCGGCTGGCCCCCTTTCTTCCAAGGAGTTCATGTTGATTAAAAAAATATCCTCTCAGTTATGGTTCCCATTCTGGATCGATAAGTGGATTTTCGGAAGTATGCGACTCGAATTTGGTCCGGCAGAGCGAGCCCTATGGGTTGACCTTCTTTCCTTGGCCGGTAAAGATGATGGATATATTCGCGCCAATGAGGAGACACCTTATCCGGCTAAACAACTCGCCGGGATGCTCGTCTATGATGAAGACTTTGTTGCCGTTACGATTGAGCAATTTATCAAAAAGGGGAAACTATCACGCCTAAAAACGGGCGTTCTGCATATTACCAATTGGGATAAATACCGCCTTGCCGATTCCTATAAACGAGTCCTGAAACATAGACAAATCTTACCGGATGAAACTAAAGTCGTTTCAGATGAAACGAAAAACATTACCCAAATCAAATCAAATCATATCAAATCAAATCATATTAAGACTATAAAGGCCGACAATACCGGCCAGCTCTTTGAGGAATTCTGGGCTTCATATCCAAGAGAAGGAAGATTCCACAAAAAGGCGTGTGGGCAGCGGTTCGCTGAGTTAGTCAAGGGGGGCCACCTGGACGACCTCAAGGCCGGATTCGCCGGTTACTTGGGTTTCCTCAAACATAAGGAACTCAATGAGAATTTTAAGCAGCAACCGCTTCATGTGATGACTTTTCTGAACAAGGAACGGTATGCGACATTTAAGGGATACAAATATGAACCGAGGCTGTAATGCTAACTCATATAGACCTATTCTCCGGCATCGGCGGTTTCGCCCTTGCCGCAGGGTTGGCGGGATTCAGGACGGTTGCGTTCTGTGAGATAGATGAGTACTGCCAGGAAGTTATCAGGGCGAGGTTCGGGGCTGTTGCCGACACCGCACGGAATGTTCATCGGAGGGGGGCCAGGGGAAATCGGAATGTCTGTCAGGCATCTTCATTCGGGACAGACAAGATTGAAAGACCTATCCTCATCCCCAACATCCGAGACTTTGACGGAACCCGATTCCGAGGAGCAACTTTGCTTACCGGAGGCTTCCCCTGCCAGCCTTTCAGTCACGCCGGGAAGCGACAAGGCAAAGAAGATGACCGCCACCTCTGGCCGGAGATGCTTAGAGTTATCAAAGAGGCCCGGCCCGCTTGGGTGCTTGGAGAGAATGTTAGTGGAATCATCAGCATGGAACTCGACCAAGTGCTATCTGACTTGGAAATGGAAGGCTACGCCTGCCGGACGTTCCATATTGGAGCTGTCTCCGTCAACGCCCCGCACAGAAGGATGCGGGTCTGGATTGTTGCTCAAAACTCCGTCAACGGTGGAAACCGAAGGCGGGGTGATGGAGATACGCCCGGAGTGCGACGGGCATTACAAATTGAGGGACCAGATAGCGATGCTCCCGACACCGCAACTAAGGGACTATCGGGGGTATGCCAGGGTGAACTCAGAGAGCAATTATTTCATGCTCAACGAAGAAGTTGGGAAGAACCTTGGCCTGAAGTTGCAACCAGCCTTTGTGGAGTGGCTCATGGGGTTCCCTCTCGGGTGGACAGACTTAAGTGTCTCGGTAACGCCATCGTCCCCCAAGTCGCCTTCCAAATCATCAAGGGAATAGCGGAGATAGAGAATGCCAATATGTGAAATCTGCCATGGTGACGGTATGTACCTGCGCTATCACCCCGAGACACGCACATCTGAAGCCACGTTCTGCAAGTGTGCTGAGGGCCAGCGTCGTAGATCGGCATGGATATTGGCCGGAGAGATAGGGCGGGAAGAGGCCAGGAAGGACCAGGCGCGGCGTATGCGAAAGGCGACACAAAGTGGCGTATCCCGCATACGGGATCATAAGGCAGAGGCGGCGGGAAAGGATGATGATGATGTCCCCCTCTGACCTCATCCTCCACACCCTCCGCACCTACCATCGGGGCAAGGCGCGGGCGATTACGCGGGATGCGCTGAGGGAATGTTTGCGACAGATGGGGTATGACATTTGCGATAGAGACTTGAGGGAGTGCTATTCATCCCTCCCGGTAGTTTCTTCTCCCCAGGGAATTTTTTATCCCGAGACTACCGCCGAGCTCGAGGAATGCCGTGAGTATTACCGAAAAGCCGCATTATCACTCCTAGGCCGTTGGCGACGGATTGCCCAGGCGCACCCGGAGTTGATTGACGCGACGCAAGGAGAGTTATTTCCATGATTATATTTGATGGAAAAAAATATATTTGGAAATGGCCCTGGGAATTGGGTTGGAAATTATATTATCGAAAAATCTGGAAGAAATCTAGGGCATATAAGAATGGGCAATCATTTCGAATCACACATAGGATACGTCTCCCATGACCAAACCCGCCCGCCTCGACAAGAGGAGAAACACATGGAAATAAAATCATGGATTGACGACAGGGTTCTTTGGAAAAGCGAGAAAACTGAAATCAGGTTTGTCCTTGAGGAAGCAGTAGCACAAAAAGCCAACCTCGGGGGAGCCGACCTCTGGGGAGCCGACCTCGGGGGAGCCGACCTCTGGGGAGCCGACCTCAGGGGAGCCGACCTCAGGGGAGCCAGCCTCGGGGGAGCCAACCTCAGGGGGGCCAGCCTCGGGGGAGCCGACCTCAGGGGAGCCAGCCTCGGGGGAGCCAGCCTCAGGGGAGCCGACCTCGCGGAAGCCAACCTCTGGGGAGCCGACCTCAGGGGAGCCAGCCTCGGGGGAGCCTACCTCGAAGTGAAAATTCCCCCGGTAGATTCTCATGCCTTCGTTTCTGAAATCCTAATTCGGATCGCCAAGAAAGAATCCGAGATTGATTTGGCCTGTCGAATAGGACTACAAACCGATCAATGTTGGGAATATTTCATCAAATTGGCTCTCCAAAAGAAGGCCCTGAAATGGGCTAAGAAAGCACTCTGCCGATGGCCTGAATTTGAAGAGAAATTCAAGGAATTCGGTGCATGAAAAAACTCGCCACGATTATTAGCTGGGTCATCCTCGCGCTGATCCTCCTCGCCGTCCTTTTTGTGCAGATAGACGAGCGATGCAGCGGGCATGCCGACGCCTGGGCGAGGCACACGACGGATATGGTGAGCGAGAAGGTGAGTGAAAGAGATTAGGAGCCTGGAGCATATAAATGCCGTTGCGATTAGTAGGGGAGATTAACCGAACATGAGGAGACTGACTCAACGGCCAGGAAAACGAGAGAGGGCACGGGTAAAGAAATGTCGCCGGGCGAAAGCCTGGCACAGCTCGTGGGGAGCCGGTACTGAACTCGTGAAACTTGGCCGAAAGAAAATGTCAGCCATCTTCTCATCCGTCGGTGGATTGCCGAACCGAAAGCCAACGAGAAACGCCGATGGCCCCAATAAGGGAAAGTCTAACCAGGCTCCTATTATTTCCAAGGAGGAGGCCCCCGATGACCAAGCCTGAAGTGTGGTGGTGTATGAAATGGAGAGGGATTCTTTTCCCCCACACCGTTTCGGTTACGCGAAAACAAACGCAACAAGTATGGGATGAGGGATATGGCAGATTAAGAAATAGGGGAAAGGCCGTCCGCATCCGCGTCGAGGAAGCGGGGAGGAAGAAATGACTAAGCCGACGACGGAGGAGATGGGGGAACTTATTTGTGAGATTGAAAAAGAACATCAGATTATTAATGAAATTTTGGGTAAGGGGCAAACCATAGAAAACATCCACAGAAAGCGGGTCCGAGACATTTGCCAAGCCGTCCGCCGCCTCATAGAATCCAGCGACAAGGGGCCGGAGGTAGATGAGGAGTTCGTGGAGAAGTGGGCAGAAAAGTTCGATGACCTTCCGAGCAGTTATTTTTGTTCGGCTGAGCCGAGAAAGTCTATCGTTACTATGCTCCGCGAGGCCGGGGTGGAGCAGGAAGAATGAGTAAAGTCAGCAGGGAGGAGATGGTTGAACATTTGAGATTTTTGGGAGAACAAGGCATCGCATGTAGTCAGTCGCCGTGTCCTTTTTGTGACTCCATCCGCGACCTCATCCTTGCCGTGGAGAAGTGGCAGGTTATGATAATCAATCTTTTGCATGATTATGATTTTCCAGAAGAAGTCAGACGGAAATTGCGTGGGATTGTTGACTACGGGAAGGAGCGACCATGAGTGAAATCAGCAGGGAGGAGATGGCGGAAGAATTAGGGGTGAGCTTTTCGTTTTTTTATGAAATCTTCCTTCTCTTGGATAGTTGGCCCAGAATTCCTCAAAGAGCTGGCCGGTCAGACCAAAAGAAAAAGAATATTGAGATAGAACAGGCCATCCTCGACCTCATCGAATCCAGCGACAAGGGGCCGGAGGTGGATGAAGCTTGCGATTGTGATGATTATAAATGGCTCATGGGGGAATTGAAATGGATATATGGATTGACGATAGAAAATCGTGGGCCATTTAAGTTTTGTCCATATTGCGGCAAGCGAATAAAGGAGGAGAAATGAAGCCGACACATGACCGCATGCTTGGTCGGATGGATTTATTGGAGGCACATTGTAGTCGGTCAGAGAGTTGTGACAAATGTGATGACAGGAAAGGTTGTAAAGAGGAAAAGGGCGCCATCCGCGACCTCATCGAATCTAGCGACAAGGGGCCGGAGGTGGATGAGAAGTTTGTGGAGAAGTGGACATCCCTTATCCAGGCCTCTTTCGAGCAATCCCTTGATGATAAGGACGCTTATTCTCGATGGCACGATGATATTGAATTGATGCTCCGTGAGGCCGGTGTAAAAATCAAGGAGGAGAAGTGAAACCGACCGGATACATCTGCCCCAACTCTTTCTGCCGTGAGGTCGTGCCAGCTCCCGACGACCGCGGAGTGTCATTCTGCGAGCGGTGCGGGGAACAGGTCGAGGCGGAGGAGGTGATCGAGTTTGATCCTAGCGATAGGTGGTATGAGCGGGCGCGATGGAGGGGATGGGATGACTAGCAAGAACCGACGGCGCGGCAAGGACTTGGAGAAGTTCGTCGCCAAGGACCTCGGTGGACGGCGCGTAGGGATACTCGGGCAGGAGGATGTGATACTTCATCACGGCGCATTTTCTCTGGAGTGCAAAGAACGCAAAAAGATTCCTGTTTTCATCCGAAAAAGCATGGATCAGGCTATTGAAAATGCAAAGAAGTGGGGACATAGGCCAGGATTTGTATTGCATGAACTTGGTGACAATCATGAAAAGGATACGGTAACGATTCTTTATAAAGATTTCAAGGCAATCTTAGAGAGGGAGGGAAAATGAGACGACGTGAATTCTTTTCTATCGCAACCGTGCCGATATTGGCGAAAGGGGTGGTCGGTAAGACCAGTCATCCTAAGCCATCTATATCCCAACCGCAATCTCGCCCATTGAACATGATTGGCCCTTTTTATGGTGGACAAGATACCCTTATGGCAGAGGGTCCATGTACGGTATATGCCGTGGAAATTTATACAATGGAAGGACGCTTAGTTTATAGAGATGACAGAGGATGTGGTGGTGTTAATTTGCCGCTCGTTCTTAGAAAAAAAGAGACATTAAGTTTTGAATTTCCAAAGAAATGGATGGGGCCACTTTGGGGAAAGGCAATCAAGGAGGAAACATGATCTACATCGCGGGATTCGGTCTAGTTTTTATCGGTTTCTGCCTCGGTTTCATCGTCGCCATTCTGTGCGCCTGTGCAGGGAGGGCGGATGAGAAAATTGCCATGACCATTTCCATAGATAAACCGGACGATGGAGCAAATACTTCACCATAAGGAGGTAAAGCATGGTGATTGATCCTACAATCATTGCGGCAATCCTCGGTATCTTCGGGATCGGGGTTGTCGGTTTCACCGAGATGGTGAAAAAGTTGTTTAACCTTGCTGGGGTCGGAGCCTACATCGCATCAGCCGTGATCTCTGCGGCTGCGACGGCATTCGTCCTGGCAAGCGCTCATGTCTTCGCCATTGTGCCGTTCCTTCTGTACACGCTTATGGTGTTCCTCGAAGCGAACGGGATCTACAAGGCGTTGAAGACGGGTTAATGGCCCGGAGTTCGGGAGGCGGGCGGTACTGGGAGAGGAAACCGTCCGTCTCCCCGGGGAGGGAAAATATGAAACTAAAAACAATGGATAACCAACCCCATGAGGAATGAGAAATGAGTATTCTTCCAAAAAATGAAATGTGTCGGCATTGTGGAGAACGCCCGTCAATTTGCATGTGGACTTTTATGGTGGTTTGTAATGATTGCGGAGCTGTTTTAAGGCCCTTGACGGATACGGAAAAGGATGAGGTTTCTCAGAAAATCATGGCTTTCAAAAGGGAGATTAACGAATGACAACAAAAACAATGGCTAAGTGGGCGGGTCTTGCAATCGTCCTGATCCTGGCCCTGGTGTTTTTAAGTCGTTCCTGTCGCCTCTATGACAAACTTTCTGTGCTCAAGGGCGAACACGAGGCTCTTCAGTTGGCCTATGCTAATCTAGACCAAAAGTCTAGACTAACTATCGCACAATATGAATCGGAAATAGAGGTCAGGGACAAGTCTATAGCACAGGCAAACGAGACTATCGCCAAGGTCAAGGATCAGGTCAAGGCGAAGGACGCTACTTTACTCAACCTTGAGCAAGAGTTTACTCAACTCGGCGAGGACAAAGATGCCAAAATATTGAACCTCCAGGCACAGGTATCTATTTGGAAGGAGAAGTTCACGCTAGTGGAGCAGGTGGTGGCTAAAAAGGACGCCATCATTTTCGACCTGACGCAAAAATACGAGTATCAGGTGAAGATATCCACGGAGTGGGAGGCGTCGTATAACCGCCAGGTGGAACTTCATAAGCTCTGCCTAGAGCGTATCACGACGATGGAAAAAACATGGCGGGGCATCCAGTTGGGGTCGAAGGTAAAGACGTACGTCATCGCGGCGGTGGGGGCGGGGCTGGTGTATAGCTTGGTGAAAAAATGAAGAAAAAAACTAAGCCGATTTACATCGAAACGCCGATTGAGGTGGATTGGTACGGACCCCCACGCGGCTTGGGCATTGCCTTTGTGGTGGCCCATGTCTTTCTGATGATTGGGATAATCGTCTTTGCGGCGGTGGTCTTATATTCGCTGGTGAAGAAATGAGAAAAATCAAGTTCCGGGTGTGGTCCCCAACATATCGAGAGTTTTGGTATTTTGAACTAGGTCAAGAATTTGAATGGAAAAAGAATGAACACCCGGATCAATACACCGGCCTCAAGGACAAGAACGATTTGACAGAAATATACGAAGGTGATATAATAGATATTGATGGAACGGTGAGGGGAAATATCTATGAAACACCTATCCGACAAGCGACTGATTTGGTTATTGAAGGATTGGGCACAAAGGCATGGCGAGACACCGAGCAAAAGGCAATGGAACGCGGATGCCGCTACCCCGAGTGATGGAATCTATCGTCAACATTTTGGATCGTGGGGGCGAGCCCTGGGTTTGGCCGGTCTTATCCCCAAGAAATCAACCATTAGCCCCCAATGCCGAGCGGCTACCATTCTACGACATCGAGGTTCAAGATCATTTGCCTGGAAAGGCGGAAGAATCAAGGATGCGTTTGGCTATGTCCTTATTTGGAAGCCAGGACATCCGAATGCAAAGGCGGGTCGTAGAAAAGCCTACGTTTATGAACACCGACTTATTATGGCTGAACATATTGGACGGCCCCTTGAAAAACATGAATACGTACATCATAGGAATGGCATTAAGGATGACAACAGAATTGAAAATCTTGAAATCCTTACAAAGAAAAATCATCGGGGCCATGTTTTATGTCCATATTGCAACAGGGAATTTACTATCCGCTAACCTATACGAGAATCCAGAATTGGTGAAGGAGTGACCTATCGGGGCGTGGCGTGGCTAGGCGGGGTCGGGCATGGCTGGGCAAGGCCAGGCACGGCTTGGCAAGGCAAGGCATGGCGAGGCACGGCAAGACTAGGAGGTAAATAATGACAGAGAAGAAACGTATGGTGGTGATTTCGGACATCCACTGTGGGCATGAATTTGGTCTGACTCCGCCGGATTGGTGGATGAGGGATGACACTTCTCATCCCGACATCACTAAGGCCGGGAAATTCCAGCGCGAACTCTGGAACTTTTACACGACTACTATCGAAAGCCTCAAGCCGATTGACATCCTCATTGTCAACGGAGATGCCATTGAGGGAAAGGGTGAGCGGTCGGGCGGCATTGAATTGATTACCGCTGATCGTAACATTCAAATCAGGATGGCGAAAGAGGTCATTGATTTCGCGGAAGCCAAGACCGTCCGTATCCTCTACGGAACGCGCTACCATGTCGGGAAAGAGGAGGACTTTGAGGCGAACCTGAAGGATGCGGTTTCAGCCGAAGATGTTCAAGTCCAAGGCCATGCGTTCCTGAATGTCAACGGGTGCGAAGTCGATATCAAACACAAGGTGACCAGGAGCATTGTCCCGCATGGGCGCATGACTTCAATTGCCAGGGAGCGGCTTTGGAACGTGATCTGGCACTCTGAACACGAACGGCAGCCCAAGGCCAACGTCCTGATACGCAGCCATGTCCACTATTTCAATTACTGTGGGGGAGAGGGTTGGGTAGGTATCACAACCCCAGCGCTCTGTTACAACTCCCACTACGGTATCCGGGAATGTTCCGGACTCGTAGACGTCGGTCTTGTTTATTTCGATTTTGATTCAAAAGGGATGGTTACTTGGCAACCAATACTGGCCCAGTTTTCAGATCTAAAAGTCCTGCCCGAATCCCTATAGATGTGAGTTGGGATGAGGTTGAAGAATACGCCACATGGAATTTCCGGGCGTGGCCGGGCAAGGCCAGGCTTGGCATGGCGTGGTCGGGCCAGGCAGGGCAAGGCAAGGCTGAAAATTTACATGGAGGTGTAAATTATGGAGAAACCGATTGTGCGGAAAGTTATGCTGAATGGTATCTCGGATGTAATGTTCGATCGCTACCCAGGAGACAACAAGACCCAGTTGACGCCGGAGAAAAAGTTTTACTACTTGGGGGACGGGGAGACGGTGATGCTCCCGGCGATGAATATCATCTCGTTTCTGACGGCCCAAAACACGTCCTCAGCCCCCAAAAGGTTGCTCGACAAACGGCAATACAAGGAAGTGGCGAGCGCGATCCTGAGTTTCACGGCGATCACCCCATTCGAGATTCCATTTACCTCAGACGGAAATCCGGTGAAGTTCTCCGGGTTCGACGGGGCTAGGTTCTACATCCACAATTCCGTGGCACGGCTGGCAAAGGGTGTGCCTAATCCAAAGACGCGGCCGGTGCTGCGGACGCCGTGGGAGTTGTCGTTTGATGTATCGATTTTCCCGAACAAAGAGTTTACCGAAGATATGCTCCATGATCTTTTCGTCCGCGGTGGATTGGCTATCGGCCTGGGGACGTTCCGGGGGGTGTTTGGCAAGTTTCAAGTTTCTCGCTGGGGAGAATGAGACGGGGCACGGCAAGGCATGGCATGGTCTGGCCAAGCTGGGCCAGGCACGGCATGGCATGGCCGGGCTCGGCACGGCCAGGCAAGGCAAGGCAAGGCAAGGATGAGCAATAATAATCGGGGCGGGGCGCGGCTGGGCGCGGCTCGGCTAGGCTGGGCGCGGCGGGGCGTGGCTCGGCAAGGCATGTCGGGGCGAGGCATGGCGAGGCACGGCAAGGCAAGGCTAACATGAGCAGCATCGAGCGCAACTCCTACTGTCTCACCTGTCCGGACATCGAGCAGTACGTCAACAGGGAGAGCGTCACCGGCTACCGGTGCAAGGCGCGCGGCGGGAAGTACCTCAACCTCAAGCGGCAGAAGAAAACCGTCCTCCGCGATTGCCCGCGCCGGAAGGCCAAGTATGGGAAGCCTGAGGGCACCTGTTTCGAGTGTATCTGGTGCGGCAAGCGGACGAGCAAGGAACGGGGCGTCCAGATCAAGGGGGAGACGCGCCGCTACTGTTCTACCAAGTGCCTGGGCGAGTATCTCTGGACACGGCAATATGACCATAACGGGAATGTGGTAAAGAGGAGGCCGACATGATTTTCGGAACAGGGCAATCCATAGACTTGTCGCAGAAAGAAACCTTACGGCATGACCAGGGGGCCGAGGACTTTGAGTGGAAGCTCCGGGAGCGGTTTTCCGAGTTTGGTATCCATCCGCATTGCCTGGCCTGCCAGGAGCCGTGTGTCCAGTACGCTGCGCCTGAGTCGCGGGTGTGGTGCGAGAGGCGGGGATGGATGTGAAGAACCGCCTCTATCGGGCCAAGTGCAGGGCGCGGCAGATCCTCGTCTGGAACGGATTCACGGTCACGCTCCTTCCGGGCGGCATTTTCGACATCGAGGCGGCGGATGAGGATGGGATGAAGAAGATCAAAATCTGCCTTGACTCTGTTGCCAAATCCGACATCGAAGCCGTCAGGAAAGTATCGCTCCCGCCGTTCTGCCGCCGGGAGATTTGGGTCAAGGAATCTAATTCCATAGAGTTCAAAATCATCAAAGTGAAAAACCCTGTCAATCCGTGACCAACTACGCAAAATCGGTTACGGCTCACTACATCCCCTAACCTGTAGCCCCTACTAACTCGGTGAACTCACCAAAATAGCGGCCTTAGACTATTGCCGTGAACGGAACACTAGTCCGTACGGGCGAGGTTTGCTGATGTCCACCCCTAAAAGGGCTCGGTTTATCCAGCTCCTCGCCCTTTTTACCACCAAGGCAACACTTGAAGGAATCGAATTTATCGTTTGGACGTTTTATCGCTCACCAGCAGATCAGAACTATCTCTACCAACAGGGACGCACGCGGCCAGGGAAGATCATCACTAACTGCGATGGGCATATCCAACTATCTCAGCATCAGCGCTGGTTGGCCGTGGACATCCTTGTGATCAAGGACGGGGCGCAACTGTGGGATCATGAACCCGAATATGCCCGCCTCGGGGAGATATGGACAGCCCTTGGCGGGCGATGGGGTGGTACTTGGGGCGATGATTTTCATTATGAGCTAGAGGGCGAATGAACTGGTCAATTGAGATTACGCGGGGAGAAAACGGGTACAAATGTGGTTTTTATGTTGAGGTAGATGATGAGGGGGGGCGGGAGTGGAAAGAAGCATATATCCAGGATGATGAAATAGATGATTTGAAATCGGGAGAAGCACTCTTGTGGTTCATTATGGAATACTTTGCCTTCGGAGGTTCCAAACATGATCCCGAGAGATTGCGGATTGTTCGGGAAAAACCTGACGGGACAATAGTGGAATGAACTCCTATCTCCGCGATATGAAATATGCCATTTGCGGCATATTGTTGATTGTTGCGCTCGCTGTCCTTGCCGCCTACAACCTAATCCATCCGGCCGACCCAGTAGCCCAGCCCGCCCAACTCATCCCGGTCTATATAAAATCCGGCAACGTTTTTTCCGCCCTATTCACTGAACCATTCGAGACAATGGTCATCCTCGCTCGGGATGGAAACCTTTTTACCTTCACCACCAAACATGATTGGATCATAGCCATTCCCCCAAGCTATATCTATGAGCATCTTCTCAAACGGAACGTAGAGCCTAAAGATATCCTCATCATAATTCACAATCATCTTGCTCCCGGAGCCTTCAGCCCGGGGGATATCGCCTTTTATCACTACTTCCGCAACCGGGGATTCCGGGGCGTATTCTGTATTTATTACCCATATTCCAGGCGGGTGCTGATCAAGGAGAATTGACATGACAGAGCCGATAACGCTGGCGGCCGTAGCTATGGCGGCCGTATCCAATGTGGCGACTTGGCTTGTTATTATCAAAAGCAAAAATGGAAGTAAGCAACTCAACGGGCATGAGAAAAGGCCATGTACCGAGCACGACAAACGCCTGGCCCTTATCGAAACAAACGAAAAAAACAGAGACAAGGTAATTGATAGATTTATGGTGGAGAACAGGGAAGATCACCAAAGGATCATAAGTCTGTTTGGAGCAAAATAAACATGGTGGACGTGACTGAAGAACCCCAGATCCGGGGTAAGGTGGCCTTAGCGGAGAGGAGGGGCAACTGCCTATCAGGGGCCGCGAAAGGCGTGGTTGGCCGTATCCCTACCATTGATATCAACATGAAGATCACGGCTGGCTTGGGGGTAAGCAATAAGCCCCTCGTCCACCACTCAATATTTTTTGGAGATTGATATGGGCGCAAAGAGTCTGAAAATTCATCTTAAGAATGACCGCGTTGAGCAGGTAGAGAATGCGATGCTCGGGATGGCTCGAATATTCACGCAGCGAATCAGCCAGCTCAATAAAGGAATCGAGGATATCCAGGACGAGGCAGAGCTTATCTACGAGGAGTTGAAGGCGCATACTCTGGCCGGCCGATGGGCGAGGTTCAAGAAGTGGTTGGGAAGTAAATGAATATCGAACACGTCCCAATTTCCAAGGTTATCCCGTGGGACAAAAACCCTAGGGGGATAACGCAAAAGGACTATGCCCGCCTAAAAAAACAGATTGAGGAATTGGGCGTTTATAAACCGCTAGTCGCCGTAAAAGAGAATGGGAAATACGTTGTGTTAGGCGGCAATATGCGGATACGGGCGCTCAAGGAATTGGGCCATGATGAGGTCGAGATATCAGTGGTGAAGGCCAGAACCGAGGCCGAGCGCATCAAATATGCCCTGAGCGATAACGACAGGGCCGGATTCTATGAGGAGGAAAAGCTGGCAGAGCTTGTATATCCCCACTTGGATGAGATAGACCTGGCCGAGTTTAAGGTGGATTTGGGCGAGGCGCTGGACCTCAAGCAGGTGGTGGAGCGATTCGGGCCGGACATCGACGACGGCGCGGATGATGTGCCGGAGATAGATGACACGCCCGCCGTGACGAAGACGGGCGACCTGTTCGCGCTCGGCAAGCATCGGGTGATGTGCGGCGACAGCACGAAGGCTGAGGACGTGGCGAGGCTCATGCGGGGGGAGAAGGCGGACATGGTGTTTACTGACCCGCCTTATGGGGCGAACATAATCGGGGGGGGCGGCATAACTCACTTTGGGAAGATCGGGGGGGGCGGCATAACTCACTTTGGGAAGATCGGGGGGGGCGGCATAGTTGATTCTCATTTTTATCGCAGAATAGAAGGAGACGAAACAAGCGATGTAGCGAAAAGGGGGCTAATCAATTTTTCTGACATTCAAGATAGGATTATTTTTGGCGGTAATTATTATGATTTTTTGCCTATATCAAAATGCTGGATCGTCTGGGATAAAAACAATACGGGGACATTTGGAGATGCTGAACTTGCATGGACTTCTTTCCATAGGGCAATTCGATTATATCGTCATACCTGGAATGGTTTACAGCGAGAAGGGCCGCGAAAAGAAGAATTAAAGGGCCGCATCCATCCTACCCAAAAGCCAGTAGGTTTATTCAGTAAAATACTTATTGATTTCTCAAAAGAGGGAACCATTTTAGCAGACCCCTTCCTCGGCTCCGGCACGACGCTCATCGCCGCCGAGAAGACGGGCCGCATCTGCTACGGCATGGAGATAGACCCGAAATACTGCGACGTCATCATAAAGCGCTACGCCGACTATGTGGGCGTGACGGAGGACAGCATCAGGGCGACACGGGAGGAGGCTCATGCCTAAACACGGCCCGACGCCCAAGACGCTCGATATCGCCCGCGTGGAGTCTGTCGCCGCGATGGGCGGGACGAACGACCAGATCGCCGAGGCGCTGGGCGTTGCCAAGCGGACACTCGACGCTATCCGCAAGCGCCAGCCGGAAGTCGACGAGGCCGTTCAACGCGGCAAGGACAAGGCCGACCTCCAGGTAGTGGCGGCGCTCTACAAGAAGGCGATGGCAGGGGATACGACGGCGATGATCTTCTGGCTCAAGAACCGGAGGCGTGAGGAATGGGGCGATAGATACGACGTGGCACACTCGGGCAAGATAGATTCAGCGCTCACGATCAAGGTAGTCCAGGTCAAGGACGGGAATGGGAATGGAAATACTGGTATCTGACCACTTCTTCCCCTTGCTTGAGCGCAAGGAACGGTATCTCATTCTATGCGGCGGGGCTGGATCTGGGAAGTCTGAGTTCGCCGGACGCAAAATTTTCTATAGGTGCATGAAGGAAGGCGGCCATAGATTCCTCGTCCTACGCAAAATCCGTAAGACTGTTGAGGAGTCCTGTGTCGAGGTCATCCGGCAGATCCTAGCCAACAATAATGTTATCCACGACTACAACAAGTCGGAGCGTGTTATCACATTTGTCAACCCCCAAGGTCGGACTAACGAGATTTTGTTCGATGGCCTTGATGATCCTGAGAAGATAAAGTCGATCAAGGGCATATCCTCCATCTGGATGGAGGAGTTGACTGAGTTCACCCGCCAAGACTTCATGCAAGTTGACTTGCGCCTGCGTGAGGAGACGGGCCTGTATCAACAGATCATGGCCTCCTTCAACCCCGATGAAGCTTTGGGCGGCTGGATCAAAAAGATGTTTGTCGATGAACACTACCCTGATAGTTTTGTCGATACCTCAACCGTCGAGGATAACCCAATCAAGGAAATGAGGGAGCGGTATATCCAAATCCTTGACCGCCTGAATGACCCTACGGCGCACAAAATATATCGTCTAGGCGAATGGGCCATGCCTACAGGTCGGATATTCAACTGGGACGTGCAAGTGCTTCCTGATATTCGGTTCGACGAGATAATCTACGGCGGCGATTTTGGCTATAGCGTTGATCCTGCCGCCTTTGTCAAAATCTACCGCAAGGCTGACGAGTTCTGGCTTGAAGAGATAATCTACAAAACGGGGTTGACCAATCAGGCACTCGCGTCGGCGATAAAGTCCGATGGCAGGGTCAACCCCCAAGATTTATCCTATTGGGACTCAGCCGAGCCTAAGTCTATTCAAGAGCTCTGGGAGGCTGGTATCAATGCCCAGGCCGCGCTCAAAGGCCCCGATTCAGTACGCGCCGGAATTGATTATCTCAAGTCGGTCAAGGTTCATGTCGTCCCAGGCTCAACTAACATTATCAGCGAACAGGGAACGTATCGTTGGAAGCAGGACAAGATGGGCGAGGATACGCCGGAGCCGGTCGCATTCAAGAATCACGCGATGGACGCCATTCGATACGGAATCTTCACGCATTGTAGTCAGCCGATGCCGATGATCTGGAGGGTAAGATGAAATGGCCCTTTGGTAAAAAGATAGAGAAGAAGACAGGGAGTCCGCTCGTCCAGTATCAGGGCGGCATTTACTATATCGGCGCATCCGGTTCATCTACTCCGCGCCTCAAGGATTATGTCGCCGGATATCGCCTCTGTGACACAGTCTACTCATGTGTCAACCTAATCGTGCAGTCGGCCGTACTCGTGCCGTGGTATGTGTATCGGGACAATGCCGACGGCGAGCCGGATGAGATTGACAAGCATCCGCTCGTTGAGTGGATGAAGAAGCCGGGGCTGGGGATGGACTGGACTGAATTTCTAACGCGCAACCTGAGCTTCTATCTTATTACAGGAAATTCCTACATCCGCAAAATGATAGGGTCATTCGGGTTGCGTGGGCAGATGGAGGTATTGTTCCCTCAGTTTATGACCCCGAAGCCTAAGCCGGACGGGACGCTCAGCTATTATGAATATCAAGCGGGGGGACGAGTTGTCACTTTCCCCATTGACCAGATTGTCCATACTAAGACATTCAATCCCGAGAATGCGCTTATCGGCCTATCGCCTATCCAGGTACTGGCTCGCAAGATCGACATGGCGCAGTTTGGCGAGCTCTGGACGATTGCACTCCTGGAGAAGCAGTGTCAGCCGAGCATGATATTGATGAACAAGAGCTTGATCGGCGGGGATCAACTCGAAAAGCTCAAGCAAGACTTGCATGACCAATACTCGGGATATGAGAATGCGGGAAACCCCATGCTCTTGACCGGGGGCGAGTGGTCTGTTGACAAGGGGTCTTTCTCCCCCAAAGAGGTTGAATTCCTCAACTCCAAGCGGGCGCTCATGCGCGAGATATGCGCTGCCTATAAGGTTGCGCCTGAGTTATTCGGAGACTCGGAGAATAAGACGTACTCGAATATCAAGGAGGCGCGGAAGGCGCTCTACCAGGAGGCGGTGTTGCCGCTCCTGGGCAAATTCAAGAACGCCTTTAACGAACAGATAGTACCTGCTTTTGACGCCAGTGGCGTTTACTTGGATTATGACGTATCGAGCATTGACGCGCTGAGTGAGGATTTGAACTCACTCTGGACGCGGTTGCTCGATGCTTATAGGGCCGGGACGGTTACGCGAAACGAATTGAGGACGGAGATTGGATGGGGCGAGATTGAGGGCGCTCCTGACGTTATCGCGGAGCCGGTGTCGATGATTACAACTCCGGTTGACCAGTTGGGTAAGGAGCCGGAGCCAGCACCCGTAGAACTACCACCGGCTAAACCGGCAGAGGAACCACCCGTTGAGGAGCCGCCCAAGAAGCCGCCCAAGGCCAGGCTTGTCAGCATCAAGGGCGGGTTCTGGCAGCTCCCCGAGCGCAAGGAGGCCAAGTGGAACGCCTTTGCGCGGCGCGTACAGGCGCGGGAGCGGGGTATACAGAAGATTGCCGCTCAACATTTGCGTGAACAGGCCGAGCGCATAGTCAAGCAAGTAAAGAAGGCGCCGAGCGTAAACACAATAGACCGATGGTTAGTATTGGACAAGGAAAAGGAAGCGGGGTTATTCGTCGATTCCTCTATCCGCTGGTACATCGACTCATTCACCAAGGCGGTGAGGTCAGGCATGGCGGCCGGCAAGGGCGAGATATCCGATGGTGAGGAGAAGGTTTGGGTATTCAAGCCCGAATATGAGGCCAAGTTGCGGAAGATCGTCGTTGAGAGTGGGACGAAGATCGCCGAGACGACGATGGAGGACATTATCGGGTTGCTTGAGACGGCTGAGTTAGAGAATCAGACTGTCACGGAGCTCGCCAAGGCTATCCAGGTGCTTATGGGTGAGCGGGAGACATGGCGGTCGAGGCGCATAGCCATGACAGAGGCGGCCAAGGTTGAGAATGCCGGGGAATTAATTGGTTATAAAGAGAGTGAATTTATAGAACTAAAAGGTTGGTTATGTGC